TATCTGTCCATTCTTTCATCTGATCAAGTATTTTTTTATTACGATAGTACCACGATATTACATCTTTACTTACCTTATCACATGCCGAATATTCATCTAATATATACTTGTCATCATCGGTAGACATGTGTATTTTGTGAAATTCTAAAATGTTCTCAAGATGTGCCATATTCTTAACATTTTCTATATTAAGTGCATCAATGCATTTCAATTCTTCTTCGAACATATAGATTATTCAGATATTATTTTTTTAATGGTTTTTAGAGCTTTGTTTTCATCAATGTCCCACCATTTACCGTAAAACACTTTCTTAAGAAAGTCTGGAACATATGTATAATCTATATCAACTTCGTTTGAAAGTAATGGTATTATATCAACACCCAATTGTTTGAACACACCTTGTTCATGACTAATTATAGGTTTATTAAAATAATATCCTTCGAGATGTAGTAGCCCAACACCTTCACCACGTGTACATGTAACGCAGTAATCACATAAATTGAATAGTGAAGCTAATTGTTCATCAGAAATACGTTCCGTTATAACGCGAATATTCTTAGTTATTGTTAAATTATCGGGTTTATTCGTTTTAACAATAAGTATATGTTCTGTAGTTTCAAGTACTTTTGCAAAAATTCTTGTAAGTGTTGTTACATTTTTACGAATATCATTAGTTCCATTATACAAAAATACGAGTTTTGAAGGATCACGTGTTTTATGTATTACTTTAGGTTTCGAACGAATAAGTGAAGATGTCCAATAATTTAATGCTTTACATTTAACTCCATGTTTCAATAATATATCTTTAAGATAATCATAAGGTACTATAACTTCATCAAAAAGTTTCATTTTATCTATTATATCCGGGTGTACATCGTTTGTTTCGAACATAGTAAATAATTTAATATATTTAAATTCCTTTCTTAATTCCTCTACTATTTTTTGCCAATGTGGATAAGTCTCTATGAGTTCAGAAAGTGTAAACGTAGATGGTGTATCATCACTCGATATACCGAGATCCTGTTGTAAAAAAAACCTTCCATGGATTTTACCGAACATGTTAATGTATAATTAAAGATTATATGATTATCTTTAATATAATGAGACTATCTTACGCTATTTGTGTATGTAACGAATCCCGTGATTTATTTTCGCTCGTATCGTTCTTACTAAAAGTCAAAGATGAAGAAGATGAAATTAATATTTTAATAGATACAGCACATGTTACCGAAAATGTTAAAACCGTCATCGAATATTTCGGTGATAAAATAGTAACGTGTGAAAAGGACTTTGATGGTAACTTCGCGGAACATAGAAACTTTCATTTAACTAAGTGTTCAGGTGATTATATATTTATTATAGATCCCGATGAAATGCCAAAAGAGAATCTTATTGTAAACATAAAAAAAATGATACATGATTCCGGTGCCGAATTGATAATGGTACCAAGGATAAACATATGTCCAGGGTTTACACAAGAGTGGCTTGAAAAATGTAAATTTAAAACGAATGAAGTCGATTGGATAAATTGGCCGGATTACCAAGGTCGTATCTTAAAAAACGATGAAAATATAAAATGGTCTCGTGGATTACACGAAGTTGTGTCAGGTACAGATAAAATTGTACAATTACAAGCTGATCCAAGAATCGCTTTATGGCATATTAAATCTATTGAAAAACAAGATAATAGATGGGACAATAAAGGAAACTATAAAGTTCCAGAATCGAATGATAATTTATATGATACTTTGATGTAACAATATAGGATCTCTTTTATAAAAATCCCCTTTTTGAAAAATATAAGAAGTACATAAGTTAATATGATTATAAAGTATATGCTTAGTTATAGGATTAATATGTCCCAAATCAGGTTCCATTATATCACTTTGCTCAAATTGAGTTAATAAATTTGTAGGATTAATAAACATAATTTTATTTTTTTTACATATTTTTTCGAGTAATGTAATTAAATAATCACGTTTATGTAATTTTTTACCTTTATAAGTTACATTTATATGTGATATAACGATAATTGGGCGTGGAAACACGAGTTTTTGTATTTCTAATATATCATTTTCAATTTCTTCATCTGTTTGTAGAATAACATTTGTTTCGTTGAATATATCTTCGGGTGTATTTTTATAATCCTTATCAAAAAGACGTATATCTACAGCCATGTGTGAAAAATACTTATCTTTATACATATACTTTTTCATAGATGTAATTTCTAACACAAAAACATCAGTTTTATCGAACCGTTCCTTGAAACTTGGATCATATTTCATAGATTCTTTATTTATTATAGATTTTCTCATACAAAATCTATCATAATAATTTTCTAATTTTATGTCGCCATTTATATATTTTATGAGTTGTATAATTTCTTTTGTACAGTGTGTATAAGAAATTTCATTACTTAAATTAGAAGAATGTGCAATATCTTCAATTCTACAAGAACCAAATGGTGTAACTATCATTTAAATAATATATTTTATTTTTTTTAAGTTAATGAAAATTGAGTATATTTACTTTATATTCACCACTTCTTTCAATATATTCAATTTGTTTCATGTCTATTTTTTTTCCATAAATTTCATAAAATTTATTTTCTAATTTTTCCTTTTTCTCTTTAAAAATTTCATAATCTTTAAAAATTTCATCGAAATTTAATTTTGGTAATTCTGTATATTTTTGTACATAGGTTATCCAATGTATTGTGTCCCTAGATTCATGTTCGAGAGATGTCGATCTCATTACCATCGAAGTTTGATGACATATTGGTACACATAGAATAGGTTTATTAATACTATATACATATCCGTGTAAAACTATATCACATGCATGATGTATATTTAAATTTTTCATTATTTTTTTTACAAAATTTAAACTCATCCACATTGCTTCGCATCCACCGTTATTATGAAGTTGATGAACTTTACCGTATTCCGGTTTTATATCATAAAACGGTGATATACCAAGGTTTAAAAAACAATCCTGATCAATATCGGGTATACTTTCAAAAATGGATACCCAATCTTTATGAAAAACGACATCGTCATCAATGAAAATAGCACTTTCTATATTTTCTTCAATCATCGTTTTCCAAGACATTATCGTTTTTATCATATTACTCGTTAATTTCAATCCATAAGGAAGTTTTAGTTTATTATTAATCCAATTGACAAATAAATGTGTATGATTATAATCTTCTTCCCATCTTACATCTTTTATAGGAACTCGTTCTTCGAGGTATTTAATTAAAAAAATTTTACGTTCCGGTGATAAATTCGGGCAATGTTTAACAAAAATAGTATTTGGTATCTTCATTATATAAAGAATACATCTATTTTCTTTAATTTATAAATGATTAAAGAAGATGTTCTTTAATAATATAATGGTAGAATATCACGACTTAACTATTCGAGATGGGTGTCATGCTATATCCCACAAACTTACAACTGAGATGATAAAGAAACATTGTATATTTGCGGAAAATTCAGGGATACCTGTCATGGAAATTGGTCATGGTAATGGTCTAGGAGCTTCTTCTATATTAATAGGTAAATCTGAACTGACTGACATTAAGATGATATCCCTCGCCAAAAACTACCTAAATAAAACTAAATTGTCTGTACATGTAATACCCGGTTTAGCAACTATAGAAAAAGACATTGTACCAGCTATGAAACTTGGTGTAGACATATTTAGAATTGCGTCACATTGTACGGAAGCTTCTATGACTAAATCGCATATTGAGTATCTATATGAACACAATAAAACGGTATATGGGGCATTAATGATGTGTGCTACATGTCCAATTAATATTCTTGTTGAAGAAGTTCAGAAAATGAAATCATATGGTGCCTCAGCCGTCATAATAATGGATTCAACTGGTTCATTTTTTCCGGAGGATGTTGAAAAATATTTTACCGAACTCTCTAAAGTTGGTGTTAAGTTGGGATTTCACGCACATAATAATTTGGGTTTAGCTGTAGCGAATTCACTCACGGCTATAAAAAATGGTGCTAAAATTATAGATGTAACCGTACATGGATTTGGGGCGGGTGCGGGTAACACTCCATTGGAAATAATGACAGCTATTCACCCATGTGGTCATATAAATGTCACAGAAACCATGTACGACCTAGAGTATCAAGCTCCAAGTACCAAAATCGTAAATATATTAACAGCGAAACACAAGTTACATTCTGTATTCGAAAAGAAAATTATAGAAGCCTGTCAAATATATAAAGTCCCAATTGCCAAACTGGTTGAGGAGCTTGGAAATAGGAAATTGATTGCGGGTCAAGAGGATCTCGTTCGTATTATTGCGTCTCAGATGACCGAACAATAGTATGAGATTTTTTAGATATATTATTTCCCATCACGCGCTCGATAACATCCATAGATACTAACGGAGACATTTCTTCGATAGGTGGTGCAAAGATGGAGCCATCGGATTGTACAACACCTTTTACTTTGGGTAGAAATTCTTGATTCGGTGGCATAAATATTTCACATATAGCGGGACCCTCATAATTCATGAAGCGAGGAAAATAGAAATCGAACTCACTCCATGTTTTAACCCTATATGGTTCGTAACCAAAAGCTTTAGCGACTTTCATATAATCTGGTAAAACTATACCCGTATTCTTATCCACTGCGTTATAATTACCATCGAACAACATTTTCTGTGTATGTTTAATCATGAGATACCCATCATTGTTAAATATAACAATTTTCACGGGTAATTTATGCTGGACGATCGTTTGTAATTCCTGTATGTTCATCATCATGCCACCGTCACAATTGAGACATAATACTTCACGACCATTTCCAGCTATAGCCGCACCAAATGCCGCGGGTAATCCGTAACCCATCTCACCTAGACCGTATGAAGAAAACATCGTCATATCTTTACCGAGATGAATAGATTGGTGTCCAGACAACAAAGCTGTACCCATATCAGTAACAATAATCTGATCTTGTTTCATGTGTTTCGAAATCCCCTCTATCAGTTTATATGAATTTGGAAAACCGTCATCAACGTGTCTGTCCTCGACGATTGGGAATTCCTTACGTATATCCACACAAGTTTGAATCCACGTTTCACATGAACTTCTTATACCAGATAATGTTTCTAAAAATGTTCCACAATCAGATTTAATCGGGAGATCAACAAATTCCTTGAATTCTGTTTCATCTATGTCAATCATAACGATAGTCGCATTTCTAGCAACTTCATTGAAATCGTATCCCGTTTGGGGTATAGTCAAACGAGTACCAATTGTAATGAGCAAATCACAATTTTGGAAAATGAAATTTGCAGAGCGCTGTCCATAGACACCTGGACTACCAAAAAAGAGTGGATTGTTGTGATCCAAAATATCTATACCCGACCATGTAAGTAGGGTGGGTATATTAAGTGTTTCTACACGGGATTTAAATAGTTCCATAGAATCCGATAATTTTATACCATGACCACCAAGTATAACTGGTCGTTTAGAATCACGAATAAGTCTAATAACCTTTTCAATATCTGTAGTATTTGGTTGTAACCTCACGACTTTAGAAGGATTCCAAATTCGAGACTGGACAGTCACTGATTGGACATCAAAAGGAACATCAAGTAATACAGGTCCTTTACGACCAGACATCGCAATGTCATACGCACATTCTAAATCGTCTTGAATGGTAGAAGCTTCCGCGAGTTTCGCGTATTTGGTTATTTTAGAAACCATGTGAACCACATCAAATCCCTGTGTTCCATACATTCTACGGTTAGTATGATTCTTCACGTATTCCGCCTTTTCCTGTCCCGAAAACAATAATACGGGTGTAGAGTCGGCCCATAAACTCACTATACCAGTTATAGCGTTTGTAGCTCCCCCACCCGCCGTCACTAGAGCAGCTGCTATTTTACCAGATGTCCTATAATAGGCACCAGCTGCGATGACAGTAGCCTGTTCATTATGTGTATTTAGGATTCTAATACCAGATTCGGCACATGAATTATATATATGAGAATTTGCGGACCCAATTATACCGAACACGGTGGTGATACCCTTTTCGAGTAAGAAAGAAACAATCACATCACTCACTTTACTCATATATACTATAAACATGTTCGTCGTTTAGTTTTAAGTGTTTATATGTCAAGGACGTTATTGTATTCATTCGATCTTTTTGTTTTTTCGTTTCTAACCTTGTAAATCTTCTTTGCGACTTCTATCGCGGCACAATTGATAACGTCTAAATTTCCCGCATATTTTGATAGATAATCTTCAGATCCGAATACCTTTACAGAAATCATGAGAATAGTGTCAGATATATAAGTGGGTTTAATATCTGAGGTGTAACCATTCACATATGTTTGCATTCCTTCGATAAACTGATCATAGTCACTAAAATCACCTTTTGAAGCTTCTAAGAATAGGGTCGTTTGCATTACCGTTTCAGGTGAAGGATTAACATTGAGAATAACCTTACATTTGTCGATACCCATAAGCATCTTGATAGCACTCTCTGTCGTCTGAATATATTTATCGACATTTATGCGTGTAGCCATACCGGCACTTTCGGAAGATATTTGAGTAACAACCTCCGCGTATCTAACAGTACATTTGGATGTGATGTATTTCAAAAGTGGTATAGATACCTGACCACCACATGTTATCATATTGACATTTAATGTATGTCCCAAACAATCACAGTTTACATTTGGAACACACATTCTACCCACTTTTGATGGAGTCATATCAATCACATGTATATTTTGTGAAAGAAATAATTCAGCATTTATTTTAGCTGTGGAGGCATCTGTACAATCAAATACAATGTCACATACGTGAGGATGGTCTTTGAAGTATTGTATTCCCGTTGAATAATACAGAACACCATCAGGTATTTTTTTTGTAGATTCTCGACGCCCAACAAAAGCGATCACTTTACAAGAAGAAATTTTAAGTAGTTTGTAAAGTAAATCAGTACCTATATTTCCCGTCCCTATTATAGCCACGCGCATCTTATTAGGTAGGTATTGATATTCTTTAAATATATGATCTAAAAATAAATTAGGATGGAACTAAACTCTTATGCATATACACATTATCACCATTTGCATCTATTTTTTTAATAAACACATAGTCAAGAGACTGTAGAAACATTTCCAAGTCATTCCTATTATATCCATATTTTTCACTGTGACCATCTTCACATACTTCCAATACTATGACAGGTTTATATTTCTTTATAGTGTTCGAACCACCTTTAAGAGCAAATAATTCGTACCCTTCTATATCTAAATGAATTAGGTCTAAAGTCGAAAATGCGATATCATCAATGGTGAGGATGGGTATATTCGCTTTCGATTCCACGACTAACATATTTTCGTGTAATTCTTTTGGTGTTTTAACGTGAATACTCCCTATATCCATAATCTCTAAAGGATTTTGAATAGCTGTCATACCTTGAGACTCACCCAAACACGCTTGAAACTTTATAATATTATTACAGTCACTTGTATTCAATACTAAACAATTCATATTCGTCGCATCTGGTTCAAAGGTGTATACATTTTCGTAATGTTGCGCGTATTCTCGGGTATAAATACCACAGTTTCCACCCGCTTGTAAAACTGTTCTCTTTCTTTTTACAAATGAGTTTACTGATGTGATTACAGGTTTCACTGTTACGATCTGTTGCGGAAATGAAAATCTGTCGATATTCGGCCAATAATATTCACAATCAGTCACTTCGTCTTTTCTTAAAGAGTAATTTTTAGAATTTGACCATAGAGCACCTAACTTTTCCTTTACATTGTCTCTTTGCATTTTCATAGCGTGTTCGTGAGAAACCATTAAAATAATATACTATGAAGTCTTTAAGTAGAAGATACAAAATCATTAATTCTTTCTTCAAGAGATTTAGATGATTTCCACCCCAAAGAACGAATGAAGTCGGGTGGTGCATCTTGATTGCCTATTCTACCTCTTACATTTTCTTCGATTAGTTCATACTCGAACTCATCTATATTCATGGCATTGGCTATATACTCTAGAAATTGGAGGTTTGACATGAAATCACTGGTGGTGTTGTATATTTTACCTGGTTCTTGTTCAAGTATAAAATATACCATCTCAGCTACATCGTATATGGAAGTCCATCGTCGGCCAATTATTTCACCACCATGTGTATAAATTGTAAACTTTTCCCCATTCAATAATTTTCTAACAGCAATCATCGGGAATCTTTCTTTTTGGCAGAAATGACCGAATGTATTGTTTAATCTTACTATCGAACATGGGACGTCATAACTTGATTGATACGCCTTACATATTTGTTCTCCAGAATATTTGGATGCTGCATACATGTTACGAATACAACAAACATCTTCTTCATAACATAATCCATCTTTTCCATATACTTCTACAGAACTGAAATATATGAAATGTTCAACTTTATATTTTCTAGCAATTTCCAGCGTTTTAACCGTTTCTAAAACATTATCTTCTATTGCACTCACGGGGTTTTCTATACATGACAAGGAACTGGGATTACCAGCCGCATGTAATATAATATCTATATTTTCACCATTCCATTCAAATACTCTATTTCTAAAATTTATTCGGTTTAAACGATCTTCCTTTTTAAATGGTCTCTTTGTATAATATATAATATAATCCGTATTTTCAAGAAAATATTCGATCATAGAAGCGCCAACAAAACCCCTAGCACCTGTAATAAATACATACTTCATATTACTTAAAGATGATAGTACTCTTTAACTAAATGTCTAGTAAAAAAGTCTGGTATGCACCTAATAAATTCGAATCGTATGGTGAAGAAGAAATAAAAGCCGTAGAAGAGTGTCTCCGTGATGGGTGGTTAGCCGGTTTCGGTAAACGTACTATAGAATTTGAAAAACGAACATCTGAACTTTTCGGTAAAAAAATGGGGTTATTTGTAAACTCTGGCAGTAGCGCTATTTTACTCGCACTCGCTTCACTTGATCTCCCAAAAGGTTCAGAAGTCGTTACACCTGCATGTGGATTTGCAACTACAGTTGCCCCAATTCTACAACTCGGTCTCGTACCAAAATTTTGTGACGTCGAGTTAAACACTTATGTACCTGCACCTTACCAGGTCGTAGCGGCCGTAACACACAGAACAAAATGTATTATAATTCCAAATCTTATAGGTAACGTACCCGATTGGGAAGGTATTCGTACTGCGTGTCCGGGTATACCTCTCATCGAAGATTCTGCAGATACAATAACACGGACCGAGAGTACACATATCAGTACGACAAGTTTTTACGCGAGTCATGTTATTACAGCTGGTGGTATTGGTGGTATGGTTATGTTCAATAACGAGGAACAATATAAACGTGCACTCATGTTCCGTGATTGGGGTCGAATTGGTGACAATATAGAAGATCCATCCGAAAGATTTAACCATTCTGTGGATGGGATTCCCTATGATTGGAAATTTCTATATGGTGTTGCCGGATATCACTTGAAAGCGTGTGAAATGAATGCTGCATTCGGACTTGCACAACTCGATAAACTTGATGGATTTTTAAAAATTAGACGTTCACTTATTGAAAGATACAAAGAAAACTTGAAAGACTGTTCGTATTATACATTACCAGACGATTCTAGAAACCCGAATTGGCTCGCTATACCGTTACAGTGTGAAGATCGTCTCGGTGTTATAAAATATCTCGAAGAAAATAATGTTCAAACGCGTGTCACGTTTGCCGGTAATATCACAAGACACCCGGCGTTTAGGGAATTTAAACATGATTTTGAAAATGCGGATACTATCATGCGTAATGGATTCTTACTAGGTGCACATCATGGTATGACTCTAGAAGATGTCGATCGTGTGTGTAATTTACTTAAAAATTTTGCTATTAATAAATAATAATGACTACAGCCCTGGTAACAGGTGGATGTGGTTTTATAGCCTCTAACTTTTTAAATTTAATGAAAGAAAAGTACCCCGATATTAAATTTGTAAACTTAGATAAACTTGATTACTGCTCAAATGTACATAACGTTAACCCTGGTGTTGCCACATTTGTAAAGGGTAATATATGCGATGAAGACCTTGTAGGGTATATTATAAAAGAATATGATTTTGACGTTGTTTTTCATTTTGCAGCCATGAGTCATGTAGATAATTCATTTAACGATCCTAAAAAATTTACCCTAAATAATGCATTTGGTACACATGTTTTACTCGATAAATTACGTGAACTTAAACCAGGTGTAGAATTTATACATTTTAGTACGGATGAAGTCTATGGGGAATGTATCACCGATGTACCTTTTAGTGAAGATACAGGTGTATTAAAACCAACAAACCCATACTCAGCATCTAAAGCCGCGGCTGAAATGATAACACAATCATACATAGATTCATATAAAATAAATATTAAAACAATACGGTGTAATAATGTATATGGACCTAACCAGTATCCGGAAAAACTTATCCCTAAATTTAAAAAATTATTACGTGAAGGGAAGAAGTGTACAATACACGGTATTAAAAGCGCTGGAATACAACGTGCTTTCATGCACGTAGAAGATGTCGTGAATGCAGTAGATATCGTTTGGAAAAGGGGTAAACCGGGTGAAATTTACAATATCGCATCAGATGATGAAATATCCGTCATGGACGTTACTAAACTTATGATAAAAACAATCACTGGTTCTGAAGACTATACTAATTATATATCGTATGTGGAAGATAGACCGTTCAACGATAGTCGCTATTATATATCGTCAGAAAAACTTAAATTATTAGGTTGGAAACAACAGAAAACGCACAATGATTTAATACAGTTTATAAAGTGTTAAAGAATATAAACTCTTTAAACTAAATGAGGACATTTGTTGACAAAAGAGGTGAAATACTTTTTAATATAGATACTTTACCCTTTGAAATAAAACAATGTTTTACAAGTAGAAATAATAAAAATGTTTTAAGGGGTCTTCATTGTAGCCCTTATCCAAAATATATAACAGTTAATTCAGGTAAAATATTTGATGTTATAGTAAAACCCGATGGAACATATGATACCTATATATTAAATAGATTTGATTCATTACTCATACCTGCTAATTGTGCACATGGGTATTTTTGTTATGAGGAAAGTGAAGTTACATATTTTTTAGGGGGTAAATTTCAACAATCACTCGAAAAAAATTATATATGGAATGATCCAACTTTAAACATAGAATGGCCGTGTAATGAAAAAGATATTATTATTTCTGATAAGGATTTAAATAATAATCCATATACATATACTAACGTTTTAGTTACTGGTGGCAATGGTTTCATCGCATCAAATTTTATTATCAAAATGAAAAAAATATATCCGTGTATAAACTTTATAAGTTTATCGAGAAATGGAGATACATTAAAAGGTGATATATGCGATAGAGGATTTTTAGAAAAGATTATAAAAGAATATAAATTTGATACCATTTTTCATTTTGCTTCACAAATTAATGCAGATGGCGTTAATGTAGATTTACTTGATTTTACGCATAATAATGTATACGGTACTCACTGCCTGTTAGAAACAGTTAGGACTATTAAACCAGATACACAAATAATTAATTTTAGTTCATATGGAGTATATGGTCCATCTGTTACAGATACACCATTTAAGGAAGATAACAGTATTTTAAACCCGACCAATTTATATTCCGCCTCTAAGGCTGCATCAGAAATGATAGTAAATGCATATGTAAAATCATATAAACTAAATATTAAAACAATCCGTTCTTGTACAGTTTATGGTCCTAATCAAGATCCATATTATATCATACCTAAATTTATAAAATTATTGAAAAATGGTGAACCGTGTACTATAAATGGTCTTAAAACCGGTGAATCTAAACGTGCATTTCTTCATGTAGAAGATGTTGTTGATGCTACACACACCATTTGGAAACACGGTAAATCCGGTGAAGTATATAATGTAACTGCAGATGTTGAAATTACGATACAAGAAATCACCGAATTACTTGTTAAAGCGGTCACAGGGACGACCGATTATGATAAATGGATTGTATATGTGGATGATGGTAGACCATTTAATGATAATAGATATTATATATCATCGGAAAAGATTAAAAAATTAGGATGGTCTCAAAATAAAACAAAAGAAGATATTTATAATTTTGCTCATACTATTTAAAGAACTAAAATTATATAATTTATATGACTGAATTAGTATACAAACAAATCGGGGGTTTAGGTAACTTTTTCATTCATTTAACATCAATGGATAAAAAATGTACACAATTACACGAAAGTGTTTACGAACACGAAGTTTCCAATTGTATAACTATAAATGGATTTACACGCGTTTCATATGAAGGGATTCAACCGGATGCACCAATTTACATCAATCCTCATGCATGTAATAATGTACATAGTAAAATACGAAATATAATCGAACCAACTACTCATATGAAAGAACTTATTTCTAAATATGAATATATATTGGATGATGTTTCGTGTGGTATATCAATTAGAAGAGGAACATATGCAGTAGATTCAACACAACATTCCGACGGTACAGAACAGGATGTATCATATTATTTCTGTTCAGATGATGGTCTCAAAAAGTTTGAAAAAATTATAGAGGACTCACCTGGTAAGGTTTTTGTATCATCTGATTCTAATATAACTGTAAATGCTCTTATAAGTAAATTTGGTGAAAAGATACGGACACTTAACACTAAAACATTTACAATTGCAATGGAACAGGATCAAAACCCTTCTATAGAAGATTATCAGAATTCATTTTTGAAATTTTTTATATTAAGTAAATGCCCTAAATTGTATCTGACAGGTGGTAAAGGTGATATGATCGGGTTTTCCACATACGCATATATGGCTTCTATATACGGGAGTAAACCCTTAGAAATAATATTTAATTAAAATTGTGTAAAAATAATTTCTCAGTACATTGTAAATGTCTGAGGTTGTACAAGACCCAAAATTAGCTTCGATTGTTAGAAAATTGAGAACCGGTTCCATTGAAGTGGAAATAGGATACCTACAAATCTTACTTACCATTATTCTCGGTGTATTCTTTGTTGCCATTACCGCTCTCGGTATTGATAAATATAACAAATGTGAAGGTATCAAGGATTCCGAAACATTTCAAAACCTTAAAATGTTCATGAGCCATACCATGACCATAGGTATAACAATACCAGTTATTCTTTTACTCATGAAATTTGTGAAAAATGAAGGTGGCGTTTTTACCCTTATATATTCCATAATGGGTATTACAGCATCCTCTATTGCGTATAACATTATGTCACAGGATGAGTGTAAAGATAAGGTTGAAGATACAGAGAAAAATTTTGCAATTGGTTCTATAGTAGGATGGATCGTTTGTTTACTTTTGGGTGGTTTTTTCACGTTTAAAAAATATCCTAAGTTAGGAGAGGCCTTCAAAAGAAAAACTATTTAATATGGAAATACACGAATCCATATATTTAATGATTATGCTCTTGGCCCACGTGTTACGTGGAGCAGGAACATTTACGTTCGAGGAAAAAATGAATATGATCAAGTTTGTATCATATATAGTAAAAAATACGAATGTACCATTATTAAACACCCAAAATACCAGCGGTGACCAATCCCGTGAATGTAACCATAGCACCCCGTCCTACATTTCGCATAGCGAATAACTCAAAATCCTCCTCTGTTAATGTCGTAAAAGCACTCGTTACCGAATACGTTGCTAACAGAGTACATCCGAGACCTATCAATGAAAATGGTGGGTATGACATTTGTTCGACAACATTTAAACCCGTAAGACCCCAGTTTGTAAGTCCCAATACAGACCCATACATTGCCGCTCGTCCATTTACAACTTCAATATATGGGAAATTTGGTCCAGGTGGTGGAGGTCCTTCACTCCCATTAGATGCATTTGTTGTTGGTCGTTTTCGTCTTCTATTTTTTGGTGGAACTGTACCGAATTGTAGTTTGTGTATAATTGTTTTCATTCTTCTTTTTTATTAGTGGGTGTACTCTTTAACATCTTTAAGAGTGTATACATACCCAAAAATAAACCCATGGATGAATAAACTACAGATATATTTGACCCTTTTCTATGCTGATAGACGGTCCATAATAAACTCGCAATAATACCCGATAAAATATAAACTATATCGAATTCGGTATCATTATCAGATTTACGTACTTTATTAAATTTATAGAACATTTGATATAAACCTATACTTATAGCAATAATAGGTAAATACTCTGTTGTATCCATATTATAGTTATTAAAGAAAATAATTCATATAGATATATAAAATGTCCCAAACACCCGAAAAAATTGTTATGAACTACGATTCTAAATCGAAACAGTCCAAGAACGTTGCTCTGGAAATGAAGAAAATCGTTGAACGGTACCGAGGTAAACGTGTTACCAAGGAAAATGTATGTGTTTTGGTTTCAACACTCATGCTTCAAGCCCAAAACCTCAAGACACTTTCTGGTTCCGATAAGAAAGAACTCGTCATGGACTTGATCTTTTCCATTATTGAACAAATTGATGAAGGTGATGTCGATTCCGAATTCGAAACGTTGCTCAAGGCAATGGTTCCAGGTATGATTGATAGTTTTGCCATTATGTTAAAAACAAGTGCGGGGTGTAAAAAAATGTTTGGGTGTTTGAAGTAAATAATATAGCATAAAGTTTCGTCTCGTATAAATAATAATGAAGTTTCCAAATTTAGAAACCATGGTTATGTATGGTGTATACACAATCAGAGACCTTATTTTGTATTCTCAAAACAAACTCGTGAAACGCAACGTTACTATTTTGAATGAGTGTGATCACTGTTCTTTCGTTTTTCCCGGACCTACGTGTACTAACTGTAACGATATTAAAAATAATTCGCTCGTATAATCAAATGTCATATACTACTGTGACTACTTATACGACCAAATTAGGGAGTGACATTGAAGTGGAGAGTGACTGTATAAATTGTTCAGAAAGACGACTCATAAAAAAATTAAAACATACGTTTTTAAAAAAAGGGTTTCGTTTACACCAATTTTCGTCGTGGGTGAGTCGAAAACATGGAACTTTAGTGATATACCGGGAAACCAGTTACGGTGACGGTATATCACTACCTTGTGTTATGTGTCGAAAAATTATAGAAAAACACGATTTAAAGTGGATCGCACACGATGGTGAGAAATGGATTCACTCTCGAAAAACGCCATGTCTTCCAAAATCACGACCCACGAACAAACAAAGAAAACATTTAGGTTTTGGTCTTAATGATTAAACCTAAAGCTGTTTCCAAGTTATTCTCGTTACGTTTGAGTGGCTTTTCCCTTTTCAAACGTAGTGTTTCGTTTTTACCGGACGCACTCGTTATATCACTTAGTTTTTTCGTATTTGAAACTATAGGTATAACACGTTCCGGTAAAGGTTCTATTTCTACTTCTCTAGGTTTTTCTACGTCGACTACATTGTTTTCTCTAAATTTATCTATCGTTAAGTCACCACCGAACTCAATGAGTCTTTGTCGGTGCGGTGCTCTTTTTATGGTTCCTATCTTATCGAAAAGTTTACGACGCATCATGACCATATTACCACATATGAGTCCACCGCGATTACACCCATACTTATCGATTGCGTATGTTTTCATGCAACTCCATGAACAGAAGTTACCGGACGTATAGAATTTGTTTCGTCGTTCGTCGTGTTTATGGGGCATGCTTAAAGCCGTACCCTCAAATGGATGGCAACACCACCAACACCACATTCATAAGTTAACTTAAACTCACTTTTTTTCTTTAAGTTTATAACATTAACAAGTGGCCCACATACACGCGGCGCCCCCTCCTGAAGAGCAAGAACCACTAGAATATTCATGGTCTCGTTCATCTCCTTGATTATTTGTACACTTCTTATTCTCGGCTACATCACCTTGGTGCATAGTTGTTATATTATATACCTGTTTTTGTTTCCATTTTTTTTGGGTCCCGGACATGTTGCAACAAGGATTTGTATTACAATTATTAGTATACGTCGGGGCGCCAACATCTGTCCAACCGCAAACTCCTTCAATTGGTTTTAAGAAATTATTACATTCTACTTCTCTTTGTTCAGGCCCACAAACATATTCATTACCAGATTCGTCTTTTCCTTGTGGTTCTTGTAGTCGCTGTTTTATTTGTAATTGTGTTCCCGCTATATCATCTGCGTTCTCTTTATATTCTTTTGAACAGTATCCACCGCTCACATATTGATTAGTTTTTGTTACAGGGTACTTATCAATCTCAGATCTAGCTGTAGCTAACCAGTTCTCACCTAATACACACGCTTGATTGTATACAGTAGCTTCTTGGCCTTCGCATCCATCTCTACCATATTCTTCTATTTTCTCCACAATACACGTACCACCGTTTTCCGCTGGAACATAATTATCACCGCCCAAATAATATCGTTCAAAACAATTTGGTCCACAATCACTTTTTACGACTTTTTCACCGTTAATTTGACACCCGTAATCCTGATCTAAAATCCATACACCACCTTCACAATCTTTAGGTATTAATTCTGCTGGTGTTTGTGATTCAGGTGATGGAAGTGAATACTTTATCATTATGTCATCCCACGCAGTCCCTGTTCCAACACCTAGATTAGAACAATCCTCTGCATTAGATTCTGGTATAAGCTCTTCGAATATTTCAGGTGAAACTAATTTATCGTCTTTGTCAAGAGCTTGAATTACAAATGTAATTTTTCTTGTACCACCACCATTTGCGGTTGTTACAAAACCCGTGGGTGCGTCCTTAAAATAAAAATCTGCTACGGAGGAAGATAAATCCGTGTACCACCATTGATTGTTATCGATACCCGGTTGTGAAGAAGTTACAAATACCCTTATTTTTTGAATATAGTTCTTACACGTCGCAGAAATAGTACCACTTTCTGTAAAAAACCACCGTACAGCTGCACCATTGTTATTTTTATTATAACACGACACTGACTGATCTATGTCAAACAGAACAGAACACTCCTCAAAATGATCAGATTTTTCAATGTATAAACCTGTTATGTTTGATGTGTACATATTAAATTGGGAACCCGAAGGAACGTAATCGCTACACGTACTGTTTACAGAGTCCCAACTGCATCCAGCCGGGCATCCTGATTCAGTTGTAAATGTATTACACGTTACAGGTTCACCACACGAACTGCTCGTGGTGTCCCAACTACATCTAGAAGGACAGTCTGATTGAGTCGTAAATGTACTACACGCAGGATCGGTTTTATCCTCCTCTGGAAATTTTACACATTGTTCGCCTTCAAAATTATCAAAATCCCACGTTCCGTCTGTACACGTATACGTTAAAAGTATTGATGATATTATAGACATGAAACAAAAAATCATTAATACTATAAATAGTCCAGTACTGTCTGCCATATTTATAGTATATATACAAAAAAAAATCTATTAAATTAATTTTTTTTATCCGCCTCGGATTTGATACTCGTGTAATAAATTATGAGTGCAATAACAACACCAATTGATGTTGCTACTATACGAAACTGTGTTTGTCCTGAAAGCATTTATAATACATTTATATTTTTTTGTAAGTAATAGTAATAATGTCCTCTGTAGGTACCGAAAATGATTATGTTGATACAAATCTTTTGAATTCAGAAAATAAAGGACTTTTAATAACCCAGGATATAGTTGGGTCCGTAGTTATATCCAGTTTAGTTGAAGATTCGGCGAAGGGTGTTATTTATAATCTTGGTGGTAAACAGGCTTTACAAAAAGGGTTAGGTAGGTATGATGCTAAGTTTACAAAAGAAATGTTTGAACGTCTTCAAAAAACGTCAGCTAAAAAGGTTCAGGGAAATATTACTAAACGTATGGGTCAGTTATTTGCTAAAAAAACCGCAAATACAGTTTTAAAATCACTCGGTAAAAGTGCTGGTACGGCAGCGGCTCGCTCGGGTGCAGTTACAGCTGGTGGATGTACTCTAGGTCCAGCTGGGTGTGCTGCAGGTGCAGCTATAGGTGGTATTATATTTATTGCCGATCTCGCGTTTACTATATTTAATACCATTATAGATATACAAGATAAGGAAGGTATATTGAACGTATTTCATAAAGAGTATATTGATAACATTATAAACGATTACGAAACGGCTTTACGTGAAGGCTATGCGGATATGGGATACCCTGACGCATTTGACGAAGAAATTTTATTTTACCCTGAAGATTTTGTTTATGATTATAATCCTTTTTCTGGGTTTTCTATGGATCCAGATAACAAGTGGGCGCAAAAATACACCGAGTATGAAAATGAATATTTAAAGAGTATTGGTATTGAAGATGGGTGGGAAGAACGTTTAGAAACTCAATCTTTACAGATACCTGATATCGGTCTACCACCGCTCCCAGGTGATAAATCAAATAGACTTATTTACGTTTCATCGTCGTTATCGTGTTTCCTTTGTTTATTTTTATTTTCGGTGTTAATGGTAGTATGAGTAAAAGTGTACCAACCGCAGACGATCTTAATAAAGCTTATGAATACGCAATGAAGAAATTATGTACAGAAATACCATCAGAATACGGTAGTAGAGGTCTCACAGAATGGAATGATAATGAAAAAGTGTGTAACATTACACGTAGTGGGTGTCAAGCAGATGTAACTAACCCAATTTCACAACCCATGTTTACATCGGGTGGAGAATATCGAACTTTTCGTGATACTGACCGAGTGTTTGGTGATTTCTGGAAAAAATACCAGCCAGAATTTCTTGTTATGAAAACGACAAAAAAGAGTCCACAACAAAAAGTGTGTGCACGAGCAAATTTTTTAGCATGGCAATGGTGTATGATTCCAAAAACGCGCGCCGATGGTCATAAACCGGGTATAACGAATACACCCAGGTTTCAATATAACGTACGAAACGGTAAAGAGGAGTGTTTAGTTACTAGATCTTATTGTGATTCTAAAGGTATAGATTACGATGCAGGTAAAAAGGATTGTAAAGTATCAAATAAACAAAAGATTGCAGAATTCTTTTCAGGTTCCGTTTTAGTTCGATCGCGTAGAGCCAGTGATAAGCGTCTCAAGGATAACATAAAACTTATAAAAAAGGATTTTCCATTTAAAGGTATAAACGTGTACACATTTAAATGGAACCACGTCGCTTTAACAACGTATGGTCTATCAGGTGAAGATATAGGATTTATAGCCGATGAACTAAATCCAAAATACGTATATACAGACGATTTAGGTTTTAAACATATAAATATTAATATTGAAGATGAATATATGAATAAAATATCAGCATTTTTGAAAATAAAAGATTCCATTAAAAATGTTACGGTATAATATAAATAAAATGGTAAAGTGGAGTCGTTTTTTCGATACACTTGCATCCGGTAAAAAGAGATTTGCAGACGCAATGGAACAGGCCGATCTTAGAATTCGTAATAGACCCGACTTCAAACCCTCTGACTTACAAGGGGGTAGGTCTGCCTCGTTACCAAGAAGTGACGCAACCGATCTTGTAAATGGTAAAGGTGGCTTAAAAGAAATTGGGGCTGAAATGGAAGATTTTCCAACTGACGCTGGTAAGCAAAAATATATAGCTACAAATTCAAAAACACCTCCATCTGAAGTTGACGAGATGTTTAATGATCCACGTGCTATAGCTGCAGCCACGTCAAAAAGATCAGATTTAGCAAAATTTGGTTTGAAAGGTGTCGCAGGCGTTGCCGTTCTTATGATTTTAACAGGTGAAAAAAACCCCCTAGAAGCTATAAAAAAAGCTTTACAGGCTGCAAAGAACACTGCAAAGCAGGGTCTCGATATATTTCAGAATTTATTAGATTTTTTTACTAATTATGGTGTATATATGTCTGTATCATCTTCATGTTTAATAATGTTATTAGTTTCTGTAATGCTTTTGAAATAACTTAAAGAACATAATTTTCTTTATACTAATGATTTTAAGTATAGATGTCGGTATACGAAATTTAGCAATGTGTATGCTCGACGAAACGTCTAACCTTATTGTTCAGTGGGACGTGTCTGGTGTACCTCCTGAACATAAAGACGGCTTATTTGTTTCTTTAAGAGATCATTTGGATGATAAACCGTGGATCTTAAAAGCAGACACGATACTCATCGAGAAACAACCCGATAAAAATAGAAAAATGAAAATGGTTGAACACTTTCTTCATACCTATTTCGTTATACGTAACCCTAAGGCAGAAACGATCATTTATGATGCGCGTTTCAAAATACCCGATTTTGCGGGTCCCGGTAAAGCCATGTATACGAAACGTAAGAAAGCGTCTATTGAGCGGTGTCAACAATTCATATGGAATAATACAGTGAATGCACACTGGATTCCTATATTCAATGCATCTAAAAAGAAAGATGATCTTGCTGATACGGTCATGCAAGCTATTAGTTTCACGAAACGTATTGAACCTATACAAAGCGTTTCGAAAAAGTCGAAAAAACTTGTTCCTCGTAAACCTAACGAGAACCAAAAACGAACGCGGTACTCTAAATCAAATTTAGCATACATTTATAAAAATAAAACCGAACTCGAAATTCTCGAAAATAATAAACGGTTTATGAAAGATCTTAAACGGTACTATAAAAGTATAGACGATTTAGTTAAGGAACTTGTTTAACGTAAGTTCTTATCAGCCGTATAATATGTCTTCCCTTTAACAACAAAACTGTGTACGCGCGCATACGCCCACGCTTGTGGACTTGCACCTGGTCGGTGTCCAGTTCGCCATGCGGCTAACCCACGATCGTATACTGTTTTTAAAGTTTTTAATGGTATACCCGTCACCTTGGATATATCTTTCAGTTTCGTTACACCCGGATACCTTTTACGGAACTTTGATGTATAACTCGACGTTCTCGTTTCAACCTTTTTATCTGTTTTGAAAGGTGTGTAGTCTTTTTTCATCATCTTTTTGTACCTCGATTCAACGTTTTTAAGTGTACTCAGTCCCCTGAAATACTTGAGTGGTGCATATATTTTACCCTCACTTTTACGAAGTTGGGTAATTTTTTTACGAATATCGCTCTCGGATAACATCTTAAAGATTATGACCGTAGTTACAATAAATGGAG